ACCAATCAACCTTTGAGGTGATAAGGTTTGAAGAAGAAGAAAAGGAAAGGATTGAGATTGAAAGCAGTGTGGCATGTGCAGCATCATCAATTCATTGGTACAAGTTCAAACTACTTGAAATGTATGCAGAACTAGGCACCTACCAATCAGTGAGTGATGCAACAGGTATTCCATTAACATCAGTGTTTCAGACAATATCTGAGGCACGAAAAGAAATAAAACAAAAACTATGAATGAATTTTTGACAGCAAGGAACTTCATGTATGAAAGGGTTAAGAGTGGCATTGATGTTCACCTATCCGATAGTGATGCAAAAGCGTTCCAAAAGTTAGCCAAAGAGATTGATTCTCAGAGGCATTTCACTATTTACGAGTGTCAATCATGCATCAACGATCTTGTAAAGTTTGTGTTTGACAATCAGAAAACAGTAATTAAAAAAGAAAAATTCCCGAAAGAAGATGGCGAAGGTGCAGAGTAACGATGAAGAACTTTCTACTGACAAACAAGAAATATTTTGTCAAGAGTACATTGTTGACTTAAATGCAACCAATGCGGCAATCCGTGCTGGTTATTCTCCAAAAACAGCTTATTCGATAGCTAGTAGGCTATTGAGGAATGTTAAGATTCGCGCCCGCGTAACGGAATTGATGGATGAAAGGAGTAAAAGAACCTTAGTTGATGCAGATTTTGTTGTAAGAAACCTATTAGACATTACGGCAAAGTGTCAGCAGAAAGTACCTGTGATGGAATGGAATGCAGAAAATAAGTGCATGGAGCAAAAGACCGATGAAGAAGGTAAAGCTATTTGGGAGTTTGATAGTAGCGGAGCAAATAAAGCACTAGAGTTACTTGGTAGGCATTTAGCAATGTTTACCGATAAGGCGAAGATTACAACCATGGTTGAACAGCCATTGTTCGAGAAAAAAGCAAAAGATGTTTCAGAGAACCACAGCCATAGATAAACTACTTGCAATCCAATGCAGGAAGAAAGTTATCCAGGGCGGAACGTGGGCAGGTAAAACATACGGCATCATCCCCTGCATCATTGACTACGCAGCAAAGAACACCAATAAGACCTGCACAATCGTAGCAGAAACAATCCCAGCTTTAAAAGGTGGTGCAATCAAAGATTTCAAAAACATAATGAGAGATACCGGGCGGTGGGTAGATAGCCGATGGAATGCAAGTGATCTTCACTACACATTTGGCACGAACACCAAAGTAGAGTTCAAATCATTCGATTCAGTAGGTAAGGCACAGGCAGCAGGTAAACGTGATGTGCTGTTCATCAATGAGGCACCATACGTTCAATATGAGATAGCCGATGCACTGATAGGTAGAACAACAGAAGATATTTGGATTGACTTCAACCCAACATCAGAGTTTTGGGCGCACACCGAGATACTACCCAATAAAGATGCGGAGTTCCTTTTGCTGAAATACACCGACAACGAAGCACTACCATCAACCATCCTGGATGAGTTAATGATGAAGCTAGATAAAGCCTATCACAACCCAGCAATGGGTAACGTGGCAGGGAATATCAAATCAAGCTATTGGGCAAATTGGTGCAAGGTTTATGTAGATGGAGAGATTGGCAGCTTGCAGGGTACGGTGTTTCAGTTCACCCAATGTGGGCAGATACCTTTGGAGGCTGAACTATTGGCATATGGGATAGATTGGGGGTTCACTAATGACCCGACCACTTTGGTGGCTATGTACCGGATAAACAAAACATTGTACCTAGAAGAATTGATATTTCAAACGGGGATGAGAAACGTGGATATTGCAACCAAGATGAATGAGTTGGGTATCAGTAAGCAGGTGCCAATCTATTGCGATGATGCAGAACCCAAGAGTATTGCCGACCTCAATAGTTTAGGGTATGGTAACGCACAACGAGCGTATAAGGATAGGATAAATACGAGCATTGACCTATTGCAGGGGTATGAGTTGCAGGTGCTATCTTCCTCACTCAACATGGTAAAGGAGTTTAGGAACTACCGATGGGAGACGGATGCCTCCGGTAAGTCCACCAACAAACCAATCAAATCATTCAACCACACTATTGACCCGTTGAGATACATTGCCACCAATACTTTAATCGGGGCAACGGGAGAATATTATCTGATGTAGAAAAATATCTGCATTTATTGCCACTATAGGTATGACGGTGGCACAATACCAAAAAGTTTACGAGATTAATAACACCACACCCGATACCATCGAGCGTATGGGGTGGATCATTTGCGCACTATACGGTAAGACCTACGACCAGGTTAACCGTATGACCTCATTGGCGTTTATGGTTTACGTTAGCAGGATTGAACGTGCGCTCACAGCAACCCCAAAATGGTGGCAACCTAGATGGCATTTCCAAACCGATGCCACCAAGATAACCCTAGGGCAATTCATTGAATGTCAACATTGGCTGAAGAATGACAGCGTGCAGGTGCTTGACCTTGTGGCTGCATCTATTCTCAAAGTCCGTGGCAACCATGCCCAAGATGTACTGATGATTCAATCTGCACCATTCAACCAAGTTTTACCAGCAGTAACCGAGTTTGTCGATAGTATGAACAAGTTGGTACTCAGCTACAAAGGTTTATTTGAGCAAGAGCCGGAGATGGATGAAAACGATATGCCTGTGGTTAAAGAATCCGTACACCCATTCATTGACCAATACGGTTGGATATTCTCAGCAACAGAGGTGGCAAGGCATGAAGGTATTACGCTGGATGCTGCAATGGATTTACCCGTTATGCAAGCGTTCAACGCTATGGCATATCTGAAAAGTAAGGCACAATACGAAAAACTAAAAATGTCATAATATGAAAACGACCCAAGAAAAACTGATGCCGTGGATATTTATTGCAGTAGCGGCCACTGCTTTTGTAATCATCTTACTAGCATCATTGTAAATGCCAAAAAGAACCATTACATCAGCATCCAACAAAGCTGCCACATCGGGGTTCCTTGATTTATTGGGGGCAGAGCAGAGTGATTTTGAAGCGGTAAAGTTAGACACCATTGCCGATTCAATGGAGTATGTGGCAGCGGTGTACACTGAGAAGCTGAACGAGCAGCTACGTTTAAAGGATGCAGATAGTAGTGGGGATTTGGCAAAGAGTATTGTTGCCCTCGATGTGGTGATATTGGGTACAGTTTACACGGTTGAGATAGAATCGTTAAGGTATGCCTCTTACATAGATGAGGGTGTTGACGGTTGGGCAAACAGCAGGGGTTCACAATTCAAGTTCAAGAAGTCAACCCGTAAACGTGGCGAACCATTCACGGGTAAAAGTGCCTTTGTTGAAAGTTTAAAGAAATACCTAGGCCGTGAAAAAAAGGTTGGCAGATTAACCAAGAAAGTACAGATAAGTGATAGAGAGCGTAAAAGAGCCAAAATAACGGATGCAAGCACAAAGGCAGCTATCGGTGCAGCCTACATGATTAAAAGGCAAGGTATAGCTCCCACGCACTTTTGGAGGGATGCTACAAAGCAAATGGATGAGATAATCAAAAAGGAGTTCAGCGCAGCCTTGAAGATTGACATTATAAACAATTTAACGAATAACTAGATGACAGCTAACAGCACACCCCCAACCTATGCCAGCGTTAACGGGCCACTTGTGTGGGTTTTTTACGATGCCAATAGTATCAACCCTGCTTTTTTAGATTACAAGTATGTGGGTGAGGTATGGGTAGATGGGGTGAAAGTTTATACAGAGAGAGCCTACCCAAGACCAGGGGGTTCATTTGGTATATTTGATTTCTCTGCCATCATCCGGAATTATGTTGTTCCCGTTTATCTCCCAGCAGCAGGGGTGGTTGCTCAACAATTAGGTTCAGCAGTATTCAGAACACCCGATGTAGTTATCAAAGTGCGTGAAGATTACAACGGTGCAACCGGGGCGGTAGTGCTAACAGATAGCGCACGGATATTCTACAACAACTACAACGATAGGAATGAAGGGGTGACGGGTATTGCTACCCTTATCAATAAGCCGCTGACGGTTAGGGATAGAACAATAAACCTCACCCGAAGCTGCACCAAGTATTTCATCCCATACTTTGCTACATCAACCACACCTTACAACGTGGTTATCAACGGCACAACCACAGCGGTAACACCATCAGCAGCCAACACCTGCCAGATGATAAACATTGCACCAATAGGGTTGAGCAGTTCTGTTGAATCATATGTGGTAAGTATCAATGCCCAAGTGTACAACGTGAACATCGTATGCGATGGTTTATACACCAACTACTACCTGCACTTTCTGAACAAGTACGGTGCCTTTGAATCAATGCTGTTCAACAAGGTAAGGAAGCGATCATTTGAAACCAAGCGTAAAGAATACCAACAGCCACAATTTAGGGTGAGCAATTCGGGGGTGGTTAGCCTCGGAACTACAGCAGCACTCCATGAGCAGCGGACACAGTTTGCAGGGGAGTTCACCGAAAGGCTACGCATCCAAACAGACCTTTTAACAGATACCGAATGGCAATGGCTGTCACAGGTGGTGAATAGTCCGATGGCATACCTTGAAGATGCTGGAACGGTTTACCCTATTGTTATCGGCAACAACAACTATGAGTTTAAAGAATACGTGGTTGATAAGTTAAACACCCTGCAATTAGATATTCAATTTGGCAGTCAAATAAACACACAATACCGATGATAGAGGCTTTCATAGAGAAACAACCCGTTGATATTAATGAGGTATTCAGTACGCTGATAACCTATGCCATTGATGATGTGAAGGACTTTGGGGCAAAGAACACTGCCTTCAGTAAAACATTGGTGCTGCCTGGCACAAAGAACAATAACGAACTATTCGGTAATGTGTTTCAGATTAGCCGTTCAACGCAGTACAACCCTGCTGTTCCAAACTTCGGTATCAACTTCAATGCAGCGGTAGGTGCAGACATTATAGTGTTCGCTGATAACACGCAGGTATTCAAGGGAATACTTAGGTTACTTGAAATAACGGTAGATAAAAACGTGGTTGAATATGAGGTGGCCATGTTTGGTGTGTTTGGTGGGTTCATTGCCAAGATGGGGAATAATAAACTAGAGGCATTGGATTTCAGTGCCTACAACCACACATACACAGTGGGGGCAATATCGGGATCATGGAATACTGCCAACGCTGGGGCAGGGTATTACTACCCATTAATGGACTACGGCACATATAGCACAGCAAAAAAGAATTGGCAATACGGTACGTTTAGACCTGCATTGTATGTGAAGGAATACATTGACAAGATATTCGCAGCAGCAGGGTACAGTTATGATTGTGCGCTGTTTAATACATCAAGGTTTAAATCGTTGATTGTTCCACATACCCAAAAGAAACTGCAATCATTTACAACTACCCTGGGCAGCGGTAATTTAATTGCACCGTATGTGGTGATTGATGATACCATCCCTAGAGATGTTGGACTTGCAAAGTTCGACAACTACACCGCTGGGTTATTTACTGCCAACGCAGGGTTCAATGTGTTCACCTTTACGGGTGCAACGGGTGCAGCGGTAAACATATCAGTTAGCTTAGAAGGTGAGTACGAGTGTACCCCGGAAGATATTTTGATTTACCTTATTGTGGACGGTATTAATGTGCGGATTGATAGACTACCTGCTACCGGAACATCAGCTTTTAGCTTATCCTACACCGAGCAGGTAACGGTAACCACAAGTGATGTGGTAACGATTAACATTCAATCTGAGTTCGCAAATCCTACATACAAGTTGACAATGAACACCGCATCAATCGGGTTTGAATCATTGGTGCCTGTATTAAACCCCATCAGCATTGGTGGCAATGTTACTATCAACGATGTGATTCCAAAGAACATCCTGCAAAAAGACTTCCTCAGCAGCATCTTAAAGCTGTTCAACCTTTATGTGTTCGATGATAAGGAAAACGATAAACTACTCAACATCGAACCCTTTGTAGATTTCTATGCTAACGCTGACCGGATAGATTGGACTAACAAGATAGACCGTTCAAAGCCGATGCGGATAAAACCTATGAGTGAGTTAAACAGCAGGTACTTTGAATTTAACTACAAGGATGATTCCGACTATTGGAATGACCTGTACAAAAAACGGTACAATGAAACGTACAACTCATTCAAGTTCGACAGTCAATTTGAGTTTGCCAAAGAGGTGCAAAAGGTTGAGTTGATATTCAGTCCAACACCATTGGTGGGTTATGTAGGTGAGGAGAAAGTATATTCAACTGTGTTCAAAAGAACCGGAGAGGTTACAGGGGTGGGTGAGGAGAATATGGATTTCAATATCCGAATACTACAGGCAAAGAAAATCCTAGGCGTGACAAGTTGGAACGTGTTGGATGGTGCAAGCGTGTTGGGTTCATACACTGCATACGGGTACGCTGGGCATTTAGACGATCCGGATGCCCCGACCAATGATATTGGCTTTGGTGTACCCAAAGAACTATTCTTTGTGCTTACATCGGGTGCGCTCAATATCAATCAATTCAATGTTTATTACTCAACCTACATGGCAGAAATAACCGATAGGGATAGCAGACTATTGGAGGGTACATTTAGGTTAACCCGTAAGGACATAGCGGAACTTGATTTCTCTAAACTTATTTACGTGGATGGTTCGCTGTTTAGGTTGAACAAGATCATGGACTACAACGCAACAAAAGAAGATACCTGCAAGGTGCAATTATTAAAAGTCATCAATACAATATACTAACATGTCAGATGTAGAAATAAAAGGTAGAATATCGGTAGACACCGGAGAGGCAGCAAAAAAGTTGGCTGACTTAAACAAGGTCATTGCTGAACAAAAGAAAGTTTGGAAAGATTCAGCAATCGGAAGTGATGAGTATAAGACTGCTCAAGAAAAGCTAAAAAATGCCACTACGGAGTATAACAGTATTTTAAAAGAAAATCAGCAGCAACAATCCAAAAGTGCAGGGGCATTTGGATTGCTCAAAGAAAAGGTGGGTGCCATATCCCCAGCCATGGGTGGAGCAATACAAGGAACGCAGGGGTTGGGTACTGCATTCAAGGCACTACTTGCCAACCCGGTTGGTTTGGTGTTACTTGCCATTGTCGGAGCATTAAAGCTGTTGTATGAGTGGTTTGCCAATTCCTTTGCAGGTGGGCAGAAGTTAGAGCAGATGTTTGCTGGGTTACAAGCAGCAGGGCAGGCATTAATGGATAACCTGGGGCGTGTTGCCTCAGCCATCAAAAAGGTGTTTACCCTAGACTTCAGTGGTGCAAGGGCAGAGATTAAAGGGGTGGCCGATGCTGCAACCGATGCGTACAACAAGATGGCAAAGCTGACCAAAGAAAAGCAGCAGCTAGATAGAGACCAAGCAGACAATGATTTGGAGAGTGCAAAGAGGCAGCAGTTACTTGCAGACCTTAAAGAAAAGTTGGCAGACGGTGATGTGCCTATTGCAGAAAAGAAGAAAGCACAAAAGGAGTTGCTGGCAATGAGTGAGGCGAATGCAGCGGAGGACATAAAACTTGCAAAAGCTATTGCCGACAATAAGATTGCACAACTCACTCTGCAAAAGGATGGTGAGAAAAAAAACTATGTTGAGATACAGAAAATTAAGGCCGACCAGATAAGGGTTGAAACTGAAAATGATAGGGAACTAAAGCAGATTAGAAAGGCAGGTAATACCTTAAACAAAGAAGAAGATGCACAACGAAAAGCACTGCATGATGCTGACATGGCACGTAGAAAAGAGGCTGCCCAAAAAAATAAGGAATACCACGAAGAACAGAAAAGACTTGCAGCAGAAAAACTTGCACTCGATAAAAGACTAGCGGAAGCGAAGAAAAAGTCGGATGAAGAAATGATAAAAGGCATTGAGGAAGAAGGGGAGAGAATGAGGAAGGCAGAAGAAGATAACGAGAAGAAGCGTTTGAAAACGATTGAGGATAACGAGCGTTTCAGACTTAGTCAAAAAAAGAAATATGCAGAACTCGATGCACTAAACAACCCGGACAGTATTGAGTACAAGGTTGCAAAGATTAAAGCTGATTTGGATATAGAACTATTTGCATTAGCAGAAGGAGATGTTCAAAGGCAGATACTTGCAAAGAAAGCGAGTGATGCTATTATCGCTATTCAGAAGGATGAAACTGATAAGAAAAAGCAAATGCAAGATGCTGAACTACAGGCAAAACTACAATTTGCAGCAGCTATAGGCAATGTGTTTAGTGGCTTATCTGGTTTATTTAAAAAAGGAACAGCAGCAGCCAAGGTTGCTGGACTTGCAGAGATAGCCATTGGCACAGGCATTGGGTTCATCAACGGTTTAGATATTGCCCAAAAAGGAGCAAAAGCAACAGGGCCAGCAGCACCTTTTGCATTCCCAATATTTTATGCCACACAAATTGCAGCAGTGTTAGCAGCAGCAGCAAGGGCAAAATCTATCTTCAGTAGTGTTGAAGGTGGTAGCGGTGGAGGTAGTGCAACAGCACCATCTATCCCATCTGCACCGTTAGGGCCACAATCAAGTTCAACCTCACTCGATGCAGCTAGTATTCAAGGGATAGGCAACGCAGCAGCAGGGGGAATCAACAGAACCTTTGTGCTGGATTCAGATGTCAACGATGGCCAAGAAAGACAAGCGAGAATATCAAGGGCAGCACGTTTGGGTTAAACGGAAAATAACACGGTTTCCTGCCACTACAGATATGCAAAAGCTGCCACTGTACGAAATGAGTATCAAGGATGAGACCGAAAGCGAGGTAGAAGTATCTGCCATCGCTTTGGTTGATAGTCCTGCAATAGAGAAAGCATTCTATGCCTTCGATGAAAATACCAACCCCCTTGCATTCTCCCAAATAAAGGAGGATGAATATTTGATTGTAGGGCCGGCCATGATTCCCGATATGAAGATTTACCGGAATGATCCCGACTTTGGGGAGTACCAGGTATTCTTCTCAAAAGAAACCGTAGTAAAGATTGCCGAGAAGTTCTACAAAAAGGCATTCCAATCCAACGTAAACCTCATGCACAACTCCGAACAGATGGTGGAGGGTGTGACCTACTTTCTTTCTTTCATCAGAGATTCAGCAAAGGGCATGGTTGGTCTTGCAGGTGATTACCCGGAAGGCACATGGTTTGTAGGTGCCAGGGTGCAGAACCCTGCTGTATGGGAAAAGATTAAATCGGGTGAGATTACAGGGTTTTCAGTAGAGGGTGTGTTTGAATATTACAAACCAAACAAGGAAGAAACTGCACCCGTGGATACTGATGATGAACTGCTGGCAAAAATAAAAGAATTGCTAAACGGAAAATAAACGCATAAACGTACACTTTCATACATACAACACTAATCACATGAGCAATAGCAAAGATATTATTACAGGAATCAAGAAGTTATTATTTGGCGAAATGCCAACAGAAACCGTAGCACCTGCACCTGTTGCACCTGCTGAAGAAAAGATGGAAAAGGAATACACGCTTGAAGATGGTGTTACCATTGTGAGCATTGACAAGTTAGAAGTAGGCGGTACAGTTACATTGAGTGGCTCACCTGCACCCGATGCAGTACACACTTTGCAAGATGGCACAAAGGTTACAACCGTAGCTGGAATCATCACCGAGGTAAAGCCGATTGAAGTATTGGCAGAAGAACCACAGAAAGCAGAAGAAGTTGCATACAAGATGCCAACTGAAATGGCTGCACGCATTGAGAAATTAGAGGCTGCACTTGCAAAGCAAAGCGATGCATTTGCACAGTTATTCCCTCTCATTGAAAAGATGGCAGAGGTAGAAGTAGAGGCACCTGTTGAGAACCAAAAGAGTTGGGAAGAAATGACCGCACTTGAAAGATTCAGAGCAACAAAATAAGTAAACATGGCATTGAAAATAAAAGAAGGTTCAAAGATTGTTGCCTATGGTGCATCAAACGAATCCTTCACAAGTTCATCAAAATTAACGCAAGATGTATTGGTTCACCTTCAGACAAGGTTTCCAAATGATGTTGTGAGTGATGCACCCGAAAAGCCGTTATTAAAACAAGAAAAGCAAAAAGTAAAATAAAAATTTAAAAACCACAAACAATGGCAATATCTTATAACGTAGTAGACATCCGTGGCGTAGCAGCGGAACCAATCATTGAAGAACTAATCTTTGACAACGCAACCGTTTCAGAAGGGTTGGTTACTTTGGAAACCGATGTAAAGGCAGAAACAATCTTCACAGAAACCACCGCAGGTGTTACCATGCAGGCTTACACCGCAGGCGCACCTTCTTCTTCTGGTACTTTGGGTGCTTTTGATGTAACTGTTACCCCTACAAAGGTTCAGTACTACCAAGAGTTTGATCCAAACTCTTTGCGTTTCTCTCGTTTTAAAAGGGATTTGAAGCCAAGTGCATGGAATGTATTAAGTACAGAATTTGAGCGTGTGGTGATTGGTGGTTTGTATTCTCGCAAAATCTCTGCAAACGTAGAATCTTTATTCTGGAACAACGCATTGGCAGGTACAAAAACAGCCGTTGCAGCACTTGTTGCAGGATTGCCACAGGGTTCAGTAGGTGCAGCAGAGAAAACTTTGGTTGCTGCTACTACAGCAGGTTTGTTCGATGGTATCATCACTAAATTAATCTACAACAATTCAAATGCAACTGCAACCCCAGGGTTGGGTGGTCGTGTGAAAGTAGCAGGTACAACCATCACCTCATCAAACATCAAAGCTGAGTATGATAAAGTGTACGAAGCTATCCCAGCAGTAGTGTTGGCAGATGGTGGTGAGGCTCCTTTCATCTACGCTCCACGTAGCCACAAGCAGTTAATAAACATCTTCAACAACAACGTAGCAAATTTCAAAGATGCGTTCAGCGTGAATGATGCAAAAACACAATACTTCTTTAACGGTATCGAAATCAAGTTCGTTCCGATTCCAGAGAACGTGATTGTTGCTGCTCGTAAATCTCACCTTTTCTTTTGCACTGATTTGGCCTCTGACATCAACAAGATGGAGATCAACAAGATTGCAAACAACCGTGAAGATATGTTCATTAAGAACAACATGACCATCGCTGCGCACGTAGGCAACCAAGCATACAATGTGTTGTACGTAGGATAAGAAACAAATTAAGGGTAGTACTTCGGTGCTACCCTTTCATAAATAAAATTTAATACTATGCCGTGTGTACTCACCCAAGGCTACAACCTAGATTGTAGGGATTCTTTTGGCGGTTTGAAAGAGGTTTATGTAATGGAGCATGCCAATGGTGTCGTTACCCAAGCTGCTGGAATCGTTACAGGAATCGTAAAGACAGCAACAAAGAAGTTTTTCAAATACAAATTGATTGCCCATACCGGAGAAGCTGATGAGGCTTTCACTCCTAGCAGAGAGAATGGCACTACAATGAGCAAGCAGTCGGTTAAATTCCCAATAAACAAAATGACCGTTGCAGTTCGCAATGAGTTGCTGTTGTTGGCTCAGAATCGTTTGCTGATTGTTATTGTTGACCAGAATGGTACAGGGTGGTTGTATGGTGCTGACTTCGGAATGATGCTAGCACCATCAACTGCAAAGACCGGGAAAGTTTTGGCAGACAGAAATGGTTATGAATTAGGATTTGAAAGTGATGAGAAGTTCCTCGCACCTTCAGTAGATGCAGCGACCTTGCTGACCTTAGAAACCCCAGGCGTTTAGTTTTGGTAAATAATAAAAGAAAGGCCTCACAGAAATGTGAGGCTTTTTTTATGTGTTTCTGAAAAAAGAATGAATTACTGCCACTATAGATATGTTACTGTTAAACCAAGGAGATACAACGGGTAGAATAGTTTGCACACTTACTGAAAAGGTAACGATTGCAGAACCGTTTTATGTGTTTGTATTTACCCACGTAACAACCAAAGCAGTGGTACAATGGGTGCAAACTTTCGGAAACGATACAAGTCCATCACCGGAGAGATACAACGAGTTTTTAATACCACTCAGTTTATTCACTAACAAGGCCACAGGGCAATATACATACAATGTTTTTCAGAGTGCAGTGGTAAACCCTGCAACAACGGTGGGTTTAACCCTACTTGAAAACGGCAAAATGCTGCTGGAAAAATCCAGCGGTGTAACACTAACGGGTCACAACCCATCAGCAACATACACAGGATATGCAGGATAATTTAATTACCATAGCTTTTGCGGATGTAAAAATTCCCGACTTCAAAGAGCAGCCAGGCGAAAAGGTTGTGATGTTTGGAGAGGATAATAAGTACCCCGACTATTTGATAATGCTCCTCAACAAGAGTGCAAAGCATAACAGCATTATCAATTCCAAAGTAAACTACATATTCGGTAACGGGTTGAAGGCAGAGGTAGAAGATGAAACGGCCATGGCCTTTATTAAGAAAAATACAAAGCTGATAAAGAAGATCACCCATGACAAAGAAGCATTTGGGATGGGGTATATTCAGTGCATTCCTAAAAGGGATGGCAAGACATGGGGATTCCATCATCTGTCCTACAATCGGATGCGTTCCAATGTAGCCAACACTTACTTTGAATATCGTAAAGATTGGCAGAAGAAATGGGATGGTAAAGCAAAGTGCTGGCCAGCGTTTGACCCTTCAAAGAGGGTAACATCGGTTTTGATGTTCAAAGAATACAGAGCAGGGTTAGAAACCTACAGCCTACCATCATTTGTGGCAGCTTGTAACTACATAGAGGCAGACATCGAAGTTTCTAAGCATACACTTACAAACGCTCAGTCTGGTTTTAGTGCATCGAAGTTCATCAACTTTTACAATGGTGAACCAGACGAAATGACAAAGCGCAGCATTGAGGCAAGATTTAAAAACAAGTTTGGCGGAGCATCGGGTGAGAAGATGATTATAGGTTTCAATAATGATCCTGCAAAGGCACCCACGGTTCAAGATTTGGGAGCGAGTGATTTAACCAAAGAAGATTTCCAGCAGGTAGACAATTTGATTGCCAACAACATCTATGCAGGGCATCAGATTACAAATAGTTCCCTATTTGGGATTCCATCTTACAACCATTCTCTAGGCGGTAACTCCGGTGCTGAATTGAAAATGGCATACGACATTTTCAAAAGCACGTATGTAGCGGTTAAGAAAAAGGAAATAGAAGATATTATCAACTTCATTGCAGTGTGTAACGGGGTTACCACTGAACTATCTCTCATTGATATTGAGCCTGTAGGTTACACGTTTACAGAGGCAACCATTATGCAGACAGCACCAAGGCCATGGCTTTTGGAAAAGCTAGGTATTGATGAAACTAAGTATGAAAGCACGGTGACAAAGAACGCTGTTGTAAATGCCATCAACACCCTTTCACCTTTGGTGGCTAACAAGGTACTTGAGAAAATGACTCCCGATGAGATTAGATCCATTGTAGGATTAGGTGCAACACCTGGGGGCAATGTTATTGAAACAGCCGCAACAAGTGGAGGAGAAACTGCACCGACTACAGCGGAGCCTATGCAAGATGGTTTGGTTAATGAGAATCTAAAGAACCTTACTGCAAAGCAAATGCAGCAGGTTAACCGCATTATTCGCCAACACAGTAAGGGGCAGATTACAGATGCCACAGCCATGTTATTACTTACCAATGGTTTTGGATTGACAGAGGAACAAGCACGCACCATGTTAGGGTTAGACCAACCAGAGGCCGACCAATTCGGTAGTGATGATGATGTGGCAATGTTATTTGCTGCACATGGTGAGCCTGCTGATGATTACCAAGCATTTGAAAAAAGAACAGCAAAGTTCGTTGATGAGTACACAGACATCGAGGACAAGATTAAAATATTAAGAGAGAAAAACCCAAAGGCAACCGCCAAGAGTATTGCCAAAACATTGAACGTAGAGGAAGCCATTGTGGAGGAATACATCACAGGCAGCACGGGTGGTACTATTGGCGGTGCTATTGCCAAGATTCCAAAGTTTGAGGTAAGGTATTCATACGAATTAAGGGCAGGAGTAAGCGGTGCTGAAGTGCTACCTACTACACGCCCATTCTGTAAAAAACTATTGGCATTAAACCGCTTTTATACAAGGGCAGACATTCAGAAGATTTCTGCCTACTTAGGGTATGATGTGATGAAGCGCAGCGGTGGTTTTTGGAATAACAACGGAACCGTAGAATACCATTGCCGTCATGAGTTTTTTAGTCAAATCGTAGTAAAGAAAAAGAAATGAGCAACGTAAAATTATTGATACTACCATCGGTTATACAGGAGCGCATGAGCCTGCATACCAACGTGGATGAGAAGCTGATATTCCCCGAAATAAAGGCCGCCCAGGATATGTACATCAGACCGTTATTAGGCTCTATTCTTTTTGATAAGATACTGAATGACATTGCTACCAACACCCTATCTGGTCAGTACCTAACATTGATGAACGACTTTATCATTGATGCACTATGCAACTATGTGATGAGTGAATTGCCGGAGGGGTTGAACTACCAATACTTTAACAAAGGGGTATCAACAAAAACAGCAGACCAAAGCCAATCACCATCCATGAGTGATATGTATGCCATCGTTTCAAAGTATAAGAAAAGGGCAGAGCATTATGCACAAAGGTGCCGACTGTATCTCGTTCAGAACTATACATTGATTCCAGAGTATTACGCACCGGGGGGGATTGACAGAGTAATACCGGATCGTGCCTCTTTCAGTTCACCCATTTACTTGGGCAACAGAGGTGGGCAGGATGATTTCTTTAATAAGCCAAACCCGAATTACAATGAGCCTTATTATCCATTCAATTCAGATATATAATGCCTAAAAACATCAGTAAAAAAAACGAAGAAAAGTTAAAGCTGTATTTAGCATCAATCAAAAACAATGGCACTAACACTCAACCAGGTAGTCAAAAGGATTCAAAACCTCGCATCAGCGCACAAGCAAATTAACGACAACCGTGTTGGCCCTGCTGCTGAATGGTTGGCTAATGGTGATGTCAAGTATCCTGCATTGTTCATTGATTGGTCAAACGGTAATATCTCAAAAGACAGCAAGAATGTTAAAATCAACTTTGAATTTTGGTTTTGTGATTTGTGTAATGTATCGGTAAGGAGCAGAGAGAATGAACTAGAGGTGCAGAGTGATTTAACAAGTATAGCTACAGACTTCAAGTCTATGCTCGATTACACAGGCTTTGATGAAAGCTGGGATGTATCAGAGGGTTCGGGGATAGAATACTTTGAAGAAATATTTGAGGACTTGGTAATTGCGGTAAAAATGACTGTAGGGATAGAGTTGCCGTATGATAGCAATAGATGTGATATACCAACAACAGACTACTCAGAACCCAATGTAAACAAAATGATAATTGTAAACACCATATACACGGGAATCGGTACTGAGGGCAGAACCCTCACTTTGTCTGTATTGCAGAACCGTACCATCTTGATGCTATTCAAAGGAGATAAACTGCTTGAACCTGCAACGAGTGGGGTAGGGTTAACGGTGAACCAATACTTCTTTACTCCATCAACGGGGGTGCTACTATTTGGCAGTGACATTGAGGAACTACAATTTATTCAAGTATTAAATAAAACACAAGGATGAGAATTTTAATCACAGCTTTTTTATTGGCTTTTTCATTTGCGGCTTTTTCACAAGGATCATATCCAACCGACACAACCCAAATGTACAAGAGTAGAGACTACGGATGGATTCACAAAAGATTATTGGCAAGGGTTCAGCTATTGCCCACTGATACTGTTTTCAATAAAACGGGGTTGGCGGCTATTGGCACCTCTTTGTATTTAGGTAATGGCACAAGATGGTTTGCTATTAGCGGTGGTGGGGGTGGTGGCTCTACCGATACAACATCTTTGAGTAGTCGTATAAACTTGAAGTTAAACATCGCAGACACAGCAAGTAAATGGGTAGGTAATATTCAAGTATTAAATGATTCTACTATTAGAGTTTACGAAGGTGCATCATTTACAGATTTACAAATATTAGGAAAGGCGAACAACAGTGGCACAACAGAAACAGCATCCAATGGTTTAGCAAAGACATTATCAAATATCAAACTTGGTGGGCCATTAACAGAAGCAACCTCTATTGATAATTCTTCTTTTCCCCTCAATATCGGTCAGAACTACTTCTCAAACACCTACAACTTTCTTCCTTTTGCAGATGCTACTAACACAATGGCAGCATTTCAAAATAGTGGAACTTATGAAATATTTTCTCAAAAAACAAGTGATAGGGTAGCTGGCTTTGGGTATAGCAATTCAACCGTATCGGTTAATGGTGCTGCAAAGCAAGTGTTGATTGGAAGTTATATGCCATTCACATTCGGCCCACCTGCTCCTGCATTGGATGATTCACTTTCAAGTTTCTTACAGATTGTGCCTTCATTGGTGAACATTACAGCAAGGCAGACCACCATCAATGGATTGTATGCTAATATTAATGCGTTTACTAATTTTTTACCGGAGGAAACAGACAGCGTATTGGCACTACCATCTTACAAAAGATTACAAGGGATGCAGTGGTATGATGCAGCGAGAAGAACCCCAAAGTATTGGGGTGGTGTAAGAGCAGAAAATAGTAACCATGTTATATTCGTTGAAAACCTTCAAGGGTATGCAACAGATAACGAAAAACTGCAAGCTGCTATAAACTTTGCGACTGAAGGAGATATAGTATTGCTCGAGGATGGCAAGACCTATAACATAGACAAAGGACTTTCAATACCACGTTCAATGGTTATTCGTGGAGGCAACAAAACAGTTTTAAAAAGAGAGAACCAGATAACATACACATTAGTACAAGCTGCATCTCAAAATGATACAGTTATACGAGTAAATAGCATTGCTGGATTGTACGTTGGTATGCCTTTTAGTTTAGCAGCCGATACAACCTATAAAGGTACAACCTATCCGTACTACATTGAAAGACTTGCTGCTGATAGCGTATATCTAAGTGATAGCATAGGCACTACTGTTAACGGGAATACTACATACCCAATAGGAACAAAAGGTTACAAGAGCATCGTATTCATGGAGATCACCGAAGCCTCTCAACAAGGGAGCCTAAGTGTTACGGTAGAGAATATAATCTTTGATGGTAATAGAGATAATAACAGGGGTACATACTTGTGGAATCATAACATGGGAATAGTAGCAAGTAGTAAGGGAATTACTTACATCAAGAACAGTACATTCAAAAACAGTCCATCAGAATCACTATTGGGCGCAAACTTAAACGTAACCGGAACTAAGTTCTACAACCTCAATGGTAGTGGTATTCACCTTTCTTTTGCTGCATCCCAGAACATGGGTAGGGAGTTTAGAAGTACTATCACAGGCAATACGTTTGACTCAACTAACAAATACCCATCATTTACCATCGGGGGGCATAGTGAGGGAGTAATTACATCATCCAATAGTGGTGCATACGCATACATCGCTGGCAACGTGTTTAAGAATGTACTTAATGATGCCTTGTTCGGTGCGTTGTATGGCGCTACTCATGCAGACAACATGGGTACTAATAACCTTACAATCACAGGCAATATTGTTGATAATGTTCCGAAATTGGTGTACCTGGTAGATACTGTATCCGGTGTGATTGATAACGTGTATATAAAAGGGAATCAGATAAACAACTTAGGGACTTACGTAGACTACAACGAGTGGCTTCCACGACTTCAACCAAAAGTGATAATTGACCAATACAATAAAGACACAATTTGGCGTAGTGGCGCTAATGTATATGCAAGACGTAACAGCCTTACTTATCTAGAACACACTGATAGTATTGGCTTAACAAGCAACCAAACAATCACTTTGACAGGTGCAGTAACAGGCACAGGAGCAACTTTAATCAATACCGTTTACGATACTACTGATGTTTCATTGAAGGCTCTTGTTAGGTCATTGATTTCGGATAGCACAAAAGAAATGGTTGTAAGAACTCCATTACAGTTTTCTGATGGGGTAGGCAGTGCGCCCGATACTTTAAGAGCAGATACCACAACGAGTGCTGGAGTAGCGACTAAAACAAATCTAAACTTAAAACAAAACTTAGTCACCCTTACTACTACGGGTTCAAGTGGTGCAGCCACTTTCAATCAAAGTACGGGAGCATTAAACATTCCGAACTATGCTGGTGGTGGTGGTGGTACATGGGGAAGCATTACGGGTACTTTATCTTCTCAAACAGACTTACAAAACGCACTAAACTTAAAAGCAAGTGTTGACAGTTTAAATGACCGTTATAGCAGAACACAACAAGTTTCAGATTCATCATACCGCATTATTAAACAAAACGGAAAATCTACTTTGTATGTGTATGAGCGCAATATAAATAATGTAACGGCAAATGCTGCCGGAAGCACTACTCAAATTCAATACAACCTTGCTGGGGTTACCTCTGCTGATGCTGGACTAACTTTTGACCCTGCTACTCAGAAATTATCTATGCTCGGTCAAAATGCAGAAATACTTTTAAAGTCAATTACTACTGAACCTGCACAGCCAGCGGATAGTCAGCTACACGTTTACGCAAAAACTATTGCAGGCAAACCAGAATTAAAAATTAAAGGAGGTGGTTTAGAATATCCTTTACAATCAGCATTGTGGATGACAACCACAACTGAATGGGCAAATACAACGGCTACTGCTGGGGTATGGAAAAACACCGCTGGAACGGGTGCAGGAACCTTTGCTGCTGTAACTCCTACTGATGTGAATATATATACAAGCATGAAAAGGAGTAGGTACGGTAATGTTGTCACAACTACTAACCAAGTGTTAGGGCAAAGAAACACAGAGAATATATTTTTTAGAGGTTCTGCTGTTTCGGGTGCAGGCGGTTTTAGAGCGGTTGCAAGGGGTGGAATGGAGATATGGACTAACGGTGGCAGATTCTTTTTTGGGATGGCTACCGCAAACACCGTAATAACTGCCGACCCTTCTGCTTTGAATAATACGGTTGGTTTCTCTGTTGATGTTGCCGATAATGGATTGATTCATTTCATTACAAAGAATACAGGAACCGTGCAAAAGGTATCGACAGGTTACACCTTCGCAAACAATACAGGTTTCGATTTCTATATCTTCTGCGCCCCTGGTTCTTCGCAATACAGTTGGAGAATAGTTAGCCTACAAGATGGAACAGAGGCAAACGGGGTTGCTACTTTGCAGCTACCTGTCAACACCACAAAACTATCTGTCAACTTCTTAGCTAGTAATGCAGCATTAACCGCTGCAAATGCTGTACAACTAGGATTGCAGAAAATATGGGTAGAAACAGATTTTTAATACTAAAATAAAAAAAGAATGAAAATAATACTGTCAGTTTTAATTACGCTTTGCTCACTTAGTGCATACTCACAAGAGGATACAATAAGGGTTAAGCAAAACAACCTAATAACGACAAACGAAATTGAAGAACTTGTAATTGTGCATAGGGCATTGGGTTCTCAAATGGTTGCACAAAAACCAATCTTCAATGCACTAGAGGTAAATACTACTGCTATCACAATGGTGGATAACAGAATTTTCTTATTGCCAATAGTTGTGAAAAGAGATACCGTAATTACAGGCGTTAAGTTCACAAACCAAACACAAGGGGTTTATACTGCCGACAATAACAACAAGGTTGGTTTGTATTCCTATAGCGGAGGCACATTGACATTGGTAGCATCCTCAACTAATGACGGTAACCTTTGGAAAGGTGCTGCCAATACTTTGCAATCAAAAGCTTTTACTACTCCTTATCTAGCAACAGCAGGGGTTTATTTTGTTGCTATGTTGTATAATCAATCAGCGGTTACAACTGCTCCTGCTTTGTTCGGCACCAATTCATTTGGAACAGCAGTAGCTAGAACACTTGACCATACAAATAGTGCAAAGCTATTAGGATTTTCAGCAGGGAATGATTTGCCAGCAACACAAGCAATGAGCGGTGTTACATCGGCATCAGATTGGGCATGGTACATGATTTATTAAAAATGTAAGTGAAAACAAAAATATAATGAAAGTCTTTTTAATTGTACTCTTATTGTTAATCGTTACGGTCACTTATGCTCAAAGCAACTTCACAAATATTGGTACTGCTGAGTATGTAACATCGGGTTTGAAAAATGATAAAACTGTTTGGACTTATTCGCAGAACACCATTACTCCAACCTTGCAACAATATACAGGTGGGGTTGATAGCATTGTATTCATACGTGGTGGTCAATACCATACACAAGTTATCAATGAAAGGGGCAGAACTACTAAGCTGGGCAATCAACATACGAGTGTAACAGAAACATATCTTGATGCGTTAGGTAATGAGTTTAAAGATAATTTTTACGTTGACCCCATGTATCAATGTAATGTATCTATAAGAAATCCTGATAGTACTTTGTGGTATTGGGGAATATCCGATCCGATGAACTATAGTGCAACAGAGCCAATAGTTTCTCCGATTGCTTTAACCATGCCTTCTGGTAAGAAGTTTAAAAAAGTAAGCACAGGAACTAACACAGGATTCAACGATGGCATCACTTTTATCCTTGCCTTAGCGAGTGATGGAACGCTTTGGAAATACGACAAGAAAGTTGGTACAGCGGGTTTAACCACTCCCACAAACGTAACCCCAGCAGGGGAGACGGTTCTAGACTTTGCAAACGCTTCTTTTTATGGATACTTAGCGGTTACTGCTAGTAACAAAATAATGGCAAGGGGTGTTGTAGATTTTTATGGTGGTCTTTATGTAGGACAAGCTTCAGCAAGTTTAAGCTGGGTTGATGTTACTTCTAGGTGGGGCGTTACGTTTCCCGTCAAGGAGGTTAATAGCGGAACATGGACTGTTCATATTATAGATGCTAACGATAACCTTTTTGCTTGCGGTTCTAATCACGGGGGCAACATTGGCAATGGGTTTTTACCTCCCTTATTAAAGAACGGTGCTGCTCCATTACAAGGGCCATGGGCAATTAATATATCGAACAATAACCTCAACATGGTTGCTCCGGTTCAAATCCCAGGAAAGTATAAAAATATCCGTTCAAGTACTTCAATAACCTTTTACCATTACGTTCAAGATTTAGCTGGGAATTGGTATAGCTGGGGAAGGAACAAGTCATTCTGTTTATCAAACGGCACAAGTCTTGGCCCGTATGTTGGGTGGGGAGGCACAGGAGATTATGCAAATTATCCCAATGCTTTAGACGTACCGATGCCAAAAAGAGTAAATGCTTTTGTTACTCCTTACACCTTGGTGAACTTTGCAATAGGAGATGATCAACCCCCTGTTGTTGCAGCAGGAGTAAACCAATACATAAACACCACTTCAAGTACTTTGTATGGTATTGTTCATCAACAGGAGTTTACCATTACATCTTCAACCTGGAGCAAAGTGAGCGGCCCTTCCGGTGGAACTATCACATCACCAAGCGCACTTACATCTGGAATTACAAGTCTTGTAAATGGTACATACGTTTATAGGCTCTCTGCCACCAATAGTGCAGGACTGACAAGCACAAATGATGTTGAAGTTATTGTCAGTGCTACGAATGCTCCACCTATCGTTACTGCTGGAACAGACCAATCAATTACTTTGCCAACCACTACCACAACAATATTGGCGGTATCTGCAAGTGATCCCGATGGCTCAATCGTTAGTTATGGGTGGACTAAGGTAAGCGGCCCTGCTGGGGGAGCAATTACATCACCATCAGCAATATCAACAGGGATCACAGGACTACAAGAGGGAACCTATATGTTCAGAGTTACAGTAACAGATGATGATGCTGCAACGGGTCAAGATGATGTCACAATCGTAGTCAATCCGGCACCAATAGCACCGGCAAACACAATCAGAACTATTAAGAGATTCAGACAACTATAAAAAACCCTATTAATAATATAAAATAATTATGTAGTCATGTTACAATCATTTTTAAGCGGAGACAAAGGCCCGGTAATGACATTTTGCAGCTTCATATTTGGGAGCATATTCGTAAACATTCAAGTTAGTTTGTCGATAGTATCATTTGCGATTGCCATCATTGTGGGTGTGCTTACAATAGTTGAAAAGGTTACAGCATTAAAAAAAGATAAAAACAAATAATATGGAACAAACACTGCCTTACTTATGGGATGCGTTCAACGCAAACATTGATTGGGTGATTGTGATTCTGGTAATTGCCAGCGGTTACTTTCAATCTGCGTACCTCAAAGATTTAAACTTTAACGATGCGCTGAAAACGCTATTGGTATCGTTTGTTGCTAGCGGTATCTACTTACTCCTTGCTGGGGATTTGGTAAACAAAGCCTCATTGGCAAAGTACTTTTTCAGCTTCTTTTTGGCTACCTCATTGTATGAGATATTGCTGAAGGGATGGACTAAGAAATTAATCGGAGACCAAAAAAAGAAGTTGTAATGAACTGTCCGGAAATTCCGGACAGTTAAAATAATTAACTATGAACAAAACATTAAACAACACTTTGGCAATAGCATGCAATGCCATCATTGCGGCGGTATTGATACTATCATTGTTTAGCTGCAAAACATCGGAGCAGCTCTACGTTAAAGCAAAAGTAAAAGACCTCACAAAGGTTGCAGAATTGGCACGGATTGACTTTCCCTGCACAACAACAAAGATAGACAGCGTAACCACCATTGATACGTTGTACGGATTTATTGAGGTGGATTGCCCACCGAATGAAACCCGTGTTGATTCGTTTGAAAAGGTTGTGGTTAATACTGTGAAAGTAAAAGTACCCCGTCAGTTGACTACAATTCGTATCCAACAGAAGGTGGAGGACAGCGCAAAAATCAAAGTTATGTATGCAGAAATACAGAAGGCCGCAGCCATGATAGTAGCTGAAAGAAAGCTAACAGCAGAGCAGAAAGCAGAAGCAGAACAACAGCGTAAGTCAAAGAATTGGTGGCGCAAATGGTGCCTTATTACTTGGGGAGTAATTGCCGCAGGTATTGCATTCAGACTGCTACGTTCTAAGATTGGATTGTAATGGTATAAATATTCAAATATTTTTTACATAAAAATTGCAAGCGCACAAATATTCAAATAATTGTGACACAATAAATAACTATCATGGTTACATCAGCACAAGCATTAAAGAAATACGGTCTACCCGAAAAGGAAGCACATATGACATTGTGGGAAGTTCCTGCTCATTTATGGGTTGCACCACTACCTAAAAAGATATACTGCAACAAAGACATGGTTAAGCCTTTGCTGTCTGCGATCTGCGAACTACACGCCACCAAGCACATCAAAGAATTAAAGACCTGGGATGGCTGCTTTAACATTCGCAAAAAGCGTGGCCTTTCATCATCATCACTACACAGTTGGGGCATTGCAATAGATGTCAACGCATCTACTAACGGACTGAATAAAGAGCCTACACTATCAGAGGGTTTTGTAAAGTGTTTCACTAACAACGGTTTTGAATGGGGTGGAACGTGGAAAAGAAAAGACGGTATGCACATGCAGCTTGCATCCATCTAACGATGCACATTCACTCATCTAAAAACTAAACATGAACACTATAAGACCAAGATTAACAGTAGAAGAAAATGAGTGGTTGCTAAAGTTCAGAGAGAAAAATAAAGGACTATCAGATGAATGTGATGCAGTAGGGATTGATGTGGCAAGTGTAAAACACTATTGGTACAAAGGCAAGCATTACTCCATTAATGCAAACGCAGGTAAAGAGAATGGCTACGATATTATAAGAAACAGCCTCATTGATGAAATAAAGCAGCATGCTCCCAAATACCCCAAAATAAAATACACTGATACAAAGGATGGTCATTTACTTTTAATATCCCCAGCAGATATTCACGTTGGCAAACTATGCAGTGCCTTTGAGACGGGCGAAGATTACAACAGTCAGATAGCAGTTACCAGGGTAATGGATGGAGTTAATGGAATCCTTAACAAAGTAAAAGGGTTTGAGATTGATAAAATCGTTCTGGTTATCGGTAACGATATTCTGCACGTAGATACACCAAAAAACACCACAACAGGCAATACTCATCAAGATACAGATGTGATGTGGTACACGGCATTTTTAATGGCTAAGAAGCTGTATGTACAGATTATTGAACTATTGATGCAAGTTGCACCCGTTCACGTAATGTACAACCCTAGCAATCACGATTACGCACATGGCTTTTTATTAGCCGATACCATTTCCTCATGGTTCAGTAAGTCGGAGAATATTTCTTTTGATGTTAGCATAAACCATAGAAAGTACTATTCCTACGGCAAAAACCTAATTGGTAGCACCCATGGGGATGGTGCAAAAAATACAGATTTGCCTTTATTGATGGCACATGAGGCCGCAGAGAATTGGTCGAACAGTGTACACCGTTACATCTACACTCACCATATCCACCACAAGCAAAGCAAAGACTACATGAGTGTATGTGTAGAGGCATTACGCAGTCCTAGTGGAACGGATAGTTGGCATCACAGGAACGGTTACCAACATAGTCCAAAGGCTGTAGAAGGGTTTGTTCACCATAAAGAGTATGGCCAGGTCGCAAGAATTAACCATTTATTTTAAATTATAGCATGATGCGACTTGTAAAGATATTTGACCATGGTAAAGTAAAATCTGATTCATTGTATAATCAGTTGCAAGAGTTAGACATTAAAGTATTCCCTGGTTGTGGTGATGAGTTTTTAAGCAATAGGGTATGGTGGGCAATGGAGGATGAAGGCAAGATCATTGCTTATTGTGGCTGTATTCTTTCTGAAGGTGTTTGCATATTCAACCGGGCCTGGGTGCATCGCAATTTCAGAGGCAATGGATTCCAAAGCAAAATGATTAAGGCACGTTTAGCCAAAGCTAATGGGTTGGCTTATGTGGCAATAACCTACACAACCTTTGACAATGTGCATTCAGCAAACAACCTTATAAAAAACAAATTTACATTATACAATCCTATGTATGCATACGCTGGAGGGGATAAATTATATTTTAAAAAAGAGTTTTAGTGAGTGATTAATTTGATATCAACCCTGCATTTCTATGTGGGGTTCTTTATTTCCATACCCTATCCATCTCATCATCAATCCTTACATCGGTAATCTTACCATAGATAGAAGTAGTTTTCAAAGTTGAATGCCCTAGTATCTTACTCAGTAATTCCATACTGCCCCCCTGGTTCAAATGCTGCACTGCGAAGGTATGGCGTGCCGTGTGGCTTGTTAGTTTCTTATCTATCTCTGCACTCTCTGCCACGGCCTTTAATTTCCTATTGTAATCGACATTTGAAACCACATCGAAGTTCATCCTATCATAAACGGCTTTTAATCTTGTGTGCATCTTTATGGCCACATCAGTGCCAGACTTTTCAGTCCTTAATATAATCTTGCCATTCACCACCTTATTAGGGGTGAACGCTTTTAAATCTCCGAACCTCAATCCCGAATAGCAGCAGAACAGAAACCAATTTGCTGCATCCCTATATTGGACATTTTTTGTCCTTTTGGCAAATGCCTCTATTTGATTCAGTTCCTCAGCGGTCAGCCATATCCTTTCCGGGTTGTGATACTTTGTACGTTTAAACCCTAACATTGGGTTCTTAGATACTACACCCTCCCTGCAAGCTGCATTGATGATGGTGGTGATGAATTTGAGTGATGACCAGATGGTGTTGTCAGTATTGCCCAACCCCCTGCAATAGTTCTCATACTCATAGAGTAGGGCAGGTGTTACCTCGGACAGCTTTACCCCAGATTTATATCGATTAAATTTATTCAGATAACTTTCTTTGTGGGCAATAGTGCCAGCACTTTCTTTGCTCTTTGCCTGTGCAATCTTCATTTTTGCATAGGTGCTGAAGATGACAGTCTTGGCCGGCACTACCTTCAATGCTGTGTTACCGGATAAGTCCTGCGCAATTAATTCCCTTTCTAATTCAGCAATCCTCTTACTAATTATCAGATTCAGTTGGTTTTTGTTTTCGTGCTTTACTATTGTACGGCTTTGTTCATCCCAAAACTTTAAAGGTATTACCACCCCTGTAGCGTAGTATGTCACCTTTCTTTTAATAGTGGCACGAATACGCACCGCCACGTTCCCAAATCGGTCTGGTCGTTGCTTATTTATGCACGCTGTAAGATTATGTTTAAACATGTTTCAACATTTGTGTAAACAAAAGTAATTGTAAAAGGTAGGAAATAGTAGAATATAGTGTGTAGTTAATACGTAAAAATAAAAAAAGCCACTATTTACAGTGGCTTAAAGTGATCCGGATTGGATTCTTTACCATTCCTTTATAACGGAGTACGGGTGATGTTTGTAGCGGATTTGCAAAATGGCTGTTTAAACATTCCTGCAAACATTCGTTTCAATTACCCTAAAATGTCCTCAATGCTTATGCTCCCATGATTGGCATAGATGTGTTCTTCCTTCGCAGCTTTGCGAGTTAAAAAGAACTCATTCAGAAACTCCCTGGCACGTTCCGGTGGTACGTTGTTCTTTTCGCAGTAGAGTGGTAGTATCATTTCAGCTATCAATCTATTCTGTGTGTAGATTTCGGTGAGTAGTTCAATCACCAACGGGGTTTTTTCTTCATCTGCTATTTTCATAGTTATAGTAATTCTTTGTTATCAATGGCAGAATCGAGGTTAATAAATAACTTATTCCCCCCAAGTGCATTTACTGTTTTATCAATCAATTTAGCACGAAGCATTACTGTTTTTCCGGATTTATAAACCTTATCAATTATTGCCTCAGCCTTTGCCCAATTTCTTTCTAGTTCTGTAGTACCGGCCATCGCTGAACCAATGTAGATGTATGCAAAACTTTTGTTTGGCAAAGTTCCATACCCTAGATTTATTGTATCTCCTACAGCGTAATTTTTGGAGAGATAAGTTGCAACACCATTTTCAATGGTTGCATTTTGCGCTTTACTTGTGTAAGAAATAAAGGAAAGCATTGCAGATAAAAAGCATAAAGTAAGTGATTGTCTAATCTTTTTCATTTAATTGTGTTTGATGATTATTAAATAAATATTTATTTTGATTTATTGTTTTGTGCATATTTGACCAATTACGTTACCGCTTGCATCATATCCTTGTTCCGGCTCCTCACCATCATTGCAGATTGTTGAGTCTGGCTTTTGATAACCACCATATATACCGTAGGTACATTTCCAGCAAACGCCGCCTTCTTTTTTACAGCTACTCATAACGGATAGTATTACCAAAAGTGCGATAATTGTTTTCATGGTGTGTAAGTTATATCAGTTTATTAAAGTATAAATAATTTTGACAGTTTAATATGCGCTTATATATTTGCATTTCCTAACATTATAACCCTATAAACTCCCTACATGATTACTTGCCCTTTCGTAATTCTTCCAGAGAATGTTTTAAAACCATTGCCAACGCTGACTGAAGTTCAACCCTTACTGTCGCTATCGACTTGCCACTTGACAGTGATAAAGATTGAACCG